TATTCTGAGCATGAAGCTGTTTGGTCTTTTCAGCTCCCATTTGTGCCTCTTTTGCATTCTGAGACGACAGTTCGCCTTGCTTTTTATTGATAGAGGTCATGTTTGAAATATAGCCTGAGTCACTCCGATTAAGGTCTTTCTTCCGATTAGACAGCTCTGACATTAAAGCGTTTGCTTCTCGAATTGAGGTAGGATTTACTTCGAGTAAATTACCAAGAGATTGGTTTCCAAAAGACGATTTTAGTACCTGCAACTTTTGAGTAAGCCTACCAACTTCGTCACTGGCTTTATGGAAAGCTCCATTAAGTTTATCATCATTCATTCCCACCCTGCCCGCTGTCTCACTAAACAGGCGCATAGACTGATCTAGCCGTTGTATTTTAGCTTCAATTTCATCAATTGAACTCTCCTTCATTCCGAGGACATCCTTCGTATTAGCTTTCGATGTAGCGTCCTTAACGAGTTTGGATGCTTCTGCCCCAACTTGAATATAATGCTCCTTCATTTGAAGCAGCTCAAAATTGGTTTGTCCTAGTTCTGAATTTATTGCAGTAATATCGGCAGTTTCACCACCCATCTTTAGGTTATTTAGAGATTCCATAGCTGCATTGATCTCTGCTGCCTCTTTCTTTAAATCAGCAATCCATCCGGCTTTTGCATCTAGGTCACTTCCTTGTTCAAACATTAACGGGTTACTCTTTTGAGCCTGTGACGATTCCAAGTTTAGAATATCCAAAATTTCCTGTTTAATTTGCACGAGCCTTTCCTTCATTCCATCCAAGGCGGCACTTTTGTCCGACTGGTTAGCATCGTAAAAGTCCTTAGCCCTGTCAGACAGCTCCTGATAATACTGAGACATTTCTTTCAAGGTGTTCTCAGTCTTTTCAAGCGCAGGAGCGTTTGAATTTGCAGTAGAACCCTGTTCGGCTTTTGCGCCCATTTTAATTGACAATTCTTGTTTGTCTAATATGGATTGCCAACCCTTAGATAATGCCTCTATTTCAGCAGTAGCCTTATCCCCGCCTGTCTTTACGTCAAACCCGACACTGTATTGTAATCCTAAATCGCTATCTTCATTCTCCATGATTTTATTCTTCTAAGTTTTTTAAAATTTCATCTGCTCGTTCGTCATTAGTTTTCTTTTTCCCAATGCCAAATCCCATCAACACATTATCTAATTCCTTTTTGCTTTTCGAATTACTTTTAAATGCGTTCTTATCCTTCTTCTTATCAGCGTCATAATCAACTCTCGTTTTGTCTAAGAGCATGACAGACTGCTTTGTGATGCCATCTATGAAATGAAACTTTAAGTAGCCCCACAGCCCTCCGTATGGGTAGATTTCCATCATTAAAGAATTATCTAAAGACATTTGAAACTGAGAGGGAATTACTTTTGAACCCTTATCATCTGAATCCGGCTCACCATCAGATTTCTTATCGCTAGCGAGCCTTTCAAAAAAAAAGCCTGTTCGGGATTGTTGAGTCCAGCTTCGATAATTCCTGAAAATACCTCCGAGGTTTTAAATGCCCGCAAGTACCGCCAGTGAATTGCATGTACAAATGGTATGTAAGAAAGTGCATTTAGCATTAAGTAACTAGCTATTCTTACGTCACTTGTCTGTACGTTTCTTAACTGTTTCTTTAAGTCTTTTTCATCGCTGTAATCGACGCTGTAGATAATGGCAATTATGTCATCCAGTACCCACCTTTTAGTGTCTGAAAGCCTATATTTCTTACCGAGTATCATAGCATCGGTTTTCATTCCCTTGTCAATCCGGCTCGATATTGAGGCTATTTTCTTGATTAAATCTTCTTGTTCTGACATATTGGTTTTAAATTGAAAAAGGGCGAGCCGAAAGACCCGCCCTTTTTAGGTTAGAGAGAAAATAATGATTAAGCAGGGTCTACCGTGTAGTTTGGCGCACCGTCAATAAACATTACTGTTTTCAAAGTCAAAGTATCAACCTTATTGGCAGTTACGATACATTTGATTGCAGCATTTCCACCATCGTCAACGATCTGAGAGATGATAGTTGCATTTGGAAATAAGAACATTTTGCTCTTGTCCAAATTTATAACCCCGATAGGACATTCAACGGCAGGCAAGACAGTTCCGAAACCTGAAACTTTAGAGCCGACACCAACGACATCGCCAAGAGTAAATGTCGAGGCGTCAGTCAGATCGACTCCACCCAGCAATGCTGCCTGCATGATAGCTGAGGTTGACATAACCTGAAATTCAAATCCATAATCACCATTCACAGGTAGGTTATAGACTGTCTCACCTTGCTCATTTTTAAATGCGGTCAGGGCGGGTGCAGTTCCACTCCATTTAGATGTTCCGGTTTTGATGTCGCCTAACGACATTGCGCCTGTTAGATCGGGCACTTTTCCGAGCAGCAAGTCCAGTGCATCGAACATTACGATGTCTCCATTTCCAACGAAGTAGTCTCCAATGGATTCTATTTTTGTTATTTTACCTTTTACAGTTCCAGCCATGATATTATTTTTAATAAATTGTTACTAATACATTAATAATCTTAGTGGAATAACCTGATGTGATTCCACGTCCTGAAAAAACCAAGTTCGTAGGGTCTAATTTAAAATGATACGACCCACTTACAACAGATTTGTTGTTTTCAAACAGGGAGTCAAATTTTTCCAGTATAAGATTTTCTTCTACTGTGTTAATTTCTCCCGTTCCAAATAATTTTACATTTATCGAGATTAATATGACGCCTCCTGTCACTCCCATTTGGCTTGCAGGGGTCTTATAAGAGCCGTTCTGCATAAGTTGTACGTAAGCATCAGGTATCGCACTCGTAGGAGTACTGCCCTCGTAAATTACGTTGTCTAAACCTGCTTCGATTAGCAAGTCTGAAAGGACAGGAAAAGGTTGTATGTCGGATAGTCTCATTCTGTTTGTTTTATAATACTTACAATCAATGGTTTTAATCCGGCTGTGATCTCGTCGAAATAGTCAGTTCTTATGTTGACTAGGTTAGCATAAGGCATAGCAGAAAAAATTACTAAGTAGTAATCATTGCTAAATCTCATTGCGCCCTTATTGATCGCCTCTTGAAGCTGATTATGACCCCAAATGTTATCTCTAGTAGTTAGTCCGGCAGGATAGATATTCGACCGTGAAACTTCTGCTGATTGATTTGGGACAAACCTTCTCAATACATCTCCGTGATAAATTCCAATTCCTGTAGAATCCTGCAGGTTTCCGGTAACAACCGGAACTGAACACGACTCATAAATTTGCTCAGCCACACGCTCCAAAATTCCGATAATGTCATTTTGCACTTTCTTTGCAAGGAACATTTTCATATTGTATGCTATGACTTCTACGTTAGACATCTACGCCTCCTTTTAGCCAAATCTCAGTATCATTGAAATCCGAGGCACATTCAAACTGGTCAATCGTAAATGCTGATATACGGTTGTTTAAACTTGTAACCACGACTATGTCATTAATCTTAAATTCCACATTACTAACCGGAATGAAAAGACTCGGTTTAGATTGAAAATCGACTACCTGAAAAGTGGTATTTCCGCTTCCTCCGTATTGGATTTCGCATACACCATCGTACAGGGTAGTTGATATTTCTTTACCTTCCACGTCAGCCTTACCCGTTGAGCGAGAAATGATACAGTTGTCAGGATAATTGTAGTCGTTAACTATCATCGTTCGAACATATTAGCAAATCTCACACTTGAAACCGACTCTGTTTGTTCTCCCCACTTGCGCCTTAACAGGGTTGCTCTACCCCTAAAGTACTGCCTATCGGATGGTGCAAACAAATATGATTTATTCGATACAGACCTATTCCCTTTTTGAACTCTTGCGCCTCTACCGTTACCTACACTGGCGAGAATCATATACAGATCAGACTGAGCTAAATCTATATCCTTCTCGTCAATGTCAGTAAAAGGAGTGCCTAATGTCAACCCACGACCCTCTAGCGTACTTTGGATATTCAAAGCCGAAAATCCGTATTCGAATAATCCCTGTAAATAATCTTCGATTGCCATGGTTTAATTTTTAGACTACGTTCAAATAATACATGTATTTCTGTTTGGTAGGAACTACTAAAGCAGTCATTTCAGATTCAAATGATTGAGTTTTCATCCTCAGATCGAAATCAACAGTTAGCAATAAACGTCCACCGTAGAAACTACCATAAGTACCATTATTCAAAGGCAACTGTAAAGGCTCTACAACCTTAACGCTACCGATTTGACCATCAGGAACTAATACCAATACATCAGCACCGAAAGACCGGAGTTGAGGGAATGTAATTGCCTTAGCCAATTTGTCCCATTTTTCAATAGATACAATACTATCGACAACATTAATAGATACGCCTACCAATTGTTCAAGAGCCAATAGCTGACCATCATAACCTAAGTTACGACCAATAGAGATAGCCGAGTTGTCACTCGAAATTGCCGGAGAATAACGATAACCAATTGCTGACAAAACTTTTGAGTGATTACACATGTCCTGAGCAGTCAATAAATCAACTTCAAAGTGACAGGCAGTAACACCGTGCAGTTTTGCGTAGCGAACTTTAGCTATCAAATCCTTAATAGGGTCAGCAGCAGAACCTTCAACGGTATGAGTATAATCAGTCCACCATTTTGAAGTCGTGGTCAACTGGGTTTTATTGATAGCCGGAATGTTGGCTGAGAAAGTCACATTTTTGATACCGTTAGGGTTGTTTGTATCCAACAGGGTTAATGCACCAGTTGAGACCATTTGGTGACGTTGATAAGTCAATGAGTTGGTATGCGAACCAATCATGTTATCAGTCGTTTCAAACAAAGCGTCACGAGCAGCCTGTCCAGCGACATCACTTGCAGCACCAAATCGTTGCTGGATTACCATCTGTTCACGAATAGTATCTTCGTCAATTTCGTGACGAGTTTTCATACGTGGAATTTTACCGGTAGCGATTTCGAAACCACGAGTGGTAGAAGGCATTGCGGGCGAATTATTACTTACGTAAGTAGCCATGACATTCAAGTCAAGCTCTTTCTGTAATTGATGGTAAGTAAAGTCGATTTGCATATTTGGGTCAAAAACAAACCCGTCCATTTGAATGCCGTTATATTTCAACGACATTACATCATCCAAGAAACCTTGGTAGTTGTCGAGCGCACCTAGTCCGTTCGTTACTAAGTCATAAAAATTACCTTGTGGTGTTAGTATAGCCATTATTATTCGTTTTCAAAGTTAATTTCAGGAAGTGAATTGATAACACAGGTAGGAATTGGAGAAGTGCGAGCCATCAGGATAGTACCATCAAATACTACATCAGCAGTAGCGATAGTATCACCGTCTCCAACTACAATGTCGTGCCACAGCAATCCGTTAGGAGTTGTGTTGATTAATGCGGTATTTCCGGTAGCAGCAGCCTCTACGTAAATGTCGCCCGCTTTACCTGTTCCCAAAGAACCTGCGACAATGGTTGCGCTTATGGTGCTGTTACCATTTTCATCCACGTTAGTTGCGACCGATACAATAGCAGCAGCTTTTCCAGTAGATGTATATGTAGCAGGAGCAGCCATAACGACCAATCCGGCAGCAGCCTGTGGACAATCACCGTTTGCAGCAAAGACAGCTACGACATCGCCAGCAGCGAGGTCTTGTGCTAACTGATAAGAGTTAAGTACTACGAAATTTCCACCCATAACAGGCAGATAGATAGGTGTTCCGGCAGGAATTATGTAGTTTAGCGGATAAGCGGATACGTCCAATGTACCACCACTCTGTTTTACGCCATCTACATCGAGCCATACGGGAGTAATACCACCGTATATTTTATTCTGAGAACCAAAAGTGTTAAAACCCATGTTTGTAGAATTTAAGTTGTTTTTATTTTAGGAAGTTTGCCTTCCGATTGTAATCTCTTTATTTCCAAATCGTAGTTTGGCTTCTGTAGATTCCCCGTGCTTGCTACAGGAGGTTTTACTCCAAAATCAGCACCGATTGAATTACAGGTAGCATTGAAATCAGCCTCGGAAGTTTCTTTTGTGAAGTCGAAATTCCTCGAAGCGTTTTTAATGACAACTTCTGTGTATTTGCCTTTAGAACTTGCGAGAATCGCCTCTTTTTGTTGGGCTTGGGTTTTTGCAGTTTCTACTCCGGTAAACTTTGCATCCATTTCGGTAAATTTTGTATTCATGCCATCCATGAATGTTTTCATGTAGGCAGGAATCTTTGCTTCTTCTTTCTCCTTTGCGTCCGTAATCGCTTTCTTTGCAGCAATTTCTTCGTCAGTTGGAGCTTTTGGATTAGCAAGGTTAAAGGCTGCGACTCTTTCTGTAGAATCATTTCTTAGGTTTCCATCCATAGTTGTGAATGCTCCTGATACTTGCGCTACAAAAGCGTCTAATTCGGTTTCTTCACCCGCAAATGGCATCAGGGTATCTAATGTAGAATCGAGGGTGCGGTCACTCATTTGCTGAGTCTGACCATTCAATAATAAAATTGCCGCAATTTTTTCACGGGCTTCCGGTCGTTGAAATTTCATAAGTTCTTTATGAGTTATTGTAAATAAAAAAGCCGACTCAGTTTTTCTGAATCGGCTCAATGGCACTATAATAAATATGTTACACCCCTAAATCCTACTACGAATTTTCATTCGGTTCGGAAGTCGTAGGGGTCTTTTTAGTTTAGACTTAACTTAATCAACTTGACCTGTTTACATCCCTTGCAATAAAGTTCGATAGTTCCGGTTGCGTCTATGTTAGTCGCTAATAATTTTCCGCAAGAACAATGAATTTCGAGAGCTTTAAATTTAGGCATAGGTTAGTTTAATTTCTTTCCTACAAAGATATAGCTATTTAGCCACCTTCCGAACCGTCTTTAAAAAATAAATGCAATTATTTTAAGTACTACTTTAGATAATTATGTTTATATATTGATTATCAGTTTTGTAACGAATATGAAATTTATCAACGTTGTTTTATAAAGTGTGGTCATACACCACTATTTGTGACTATCTTTGCAACATATATAAAAGAGCCATTTTTTAGAGCCTTGTAATCTTCGGACTACATGGCTCTTTTTTTATGCCTATGCTACTAAATTATGCTCAATATCAAAAGGTTAAGACTCGTAAAACGAGCAGATACCTAAATGAAGGGTCTCAGATAAATGCTTATCGGTGTAAATCTAAGATCGTGATCTTTGCTGGAAACCGTGGTAATGGAAAGACGCACCTTATACTGTCTAAACCATTGCCATTTATTGGTCTGCCTGAATATCGCTGCGTCTATATGCGTAAAGAGGTAAAGGATGCTGCCGGAGCAGGTGGTATTGTAGATGCCTCCAAAGGTCTTTTCAGCCAGTTTGGTCAATACTTGGAGAGTGCCGCTAATATGTACTGGAAATTTCAATCAGGTGCAAGAGCGTCCTTTATGAACTACTCAGCGACCTTAAAAGAATTTGCCGATGCAATCCAAGGCAAGGAATACGCCCACATTTTCATAGATGAAATTACCCATATCGAGGAAGAAAAATTCAACGCCCTATTTGCCAACCTACGTACAACCTATGGAATCAATACTCAAATTTTTGGGACTTGTAATGCTGATGCAGACAGTTGGATAGCCACACTGATCGAGTGGTGGCTTGACCCTGAGACTGGATTCCATTTACCGGAAAGAGATGGCAAAGAAAGATTCTTTTTTCAATACGGGAATAGCATTGCCGAAGCTATTTGGGGGGATTCGAGAGAAGAAGTCTACGAGCTTGCAAAGGACTATATCACACCATTTTGGGACAAAGGAATGGATAAGTACAACTCTCCATTGGATGTGATAATGTCAATAAGTGTATTTGAGGGCAAAATGTCTGAGAATGAATACCTTATGCGCTCAGGTGGTGGTGGTGGTGAATATCTTGGTCAACTTCTGAAAGGTAGTACCGAGATGAAAAACCGCTACGCAAGAGCATGTTGGAAAAAATTAGATGTCGGAGATTCGCTAATATCCGAGGAAGATATGAATAGACTTTTCGATGGTGCAGATCAACCGAGCGATGTAAAATATGCCTCTATGGATTTAGCCGGAACTGGCGGAGATAAGGCAGTATTATTTATTTGGGACAACCTCAAAATAACGAATGTGTACATGACCATGAAATTAAAAGCTCCTGAGCTTATCGCATGGACTATAAAGCATTTAACATACGAAGGAGTGGCGGAGAGTAATTTCTGCTATGACGGTCAGGCAATTGGATGGGCTTTCTCAGGGCACTTCGATTTAGCCAAATCATTCATAAGTAACTCAGCAGTATCGGAAGAAAGCAAGGTCGCAGGTAACGACGGCAAAATGGTAAGACTTTACGCTAACGCCAAAGCCGAACTGATCGGGAAATTCCTGACCGTGCTTAACAACTATAAAGACATGGGAATCTGCGGGATAAGTATTAGACCGGAGCTTTTAAATCAGATATTCTACGGCAAAACTCTAAGACAGCACCTACTAAGCGAGAGAAAGGGGATTCGGTTCAGAACCGACAAGTTCGGGGTTCTCCAATGTATTGATAAAAAGGAAACTATCGCAATTTGCGGGCACTCACTCGATGTATTCATGGCTCTCATTTATCGCTTCGCACTCGACATCGGAAAAACCACTAAAGCTATTCCTATGGATAAAGCAAAATTAAACAGTTTACTAAACTTCTTTAACTAAATTATAATGGATATAACACCGGACGAAATTAAATACCAAAAGCTGTGGTTTACTCCTAAACCAAAGAAAACATATTTTACTGATATGTTCTACAGCGAGTTGTTGGAGAATAGAAACTCGCAACAGAAATTCTATGACGAGTATTTTCCTACAGGTCATGTGATAAATGACCCATCAGTATTTCCCGACATACCGATTTACGATTCCAAAAATAATATCGTAGATTTTCACAAGGTAAATCGCATCGCTGTTCCGTATCAGAAAATGTCCATCGACATCATTCTAGCACACCTTTTAGGCAACAAAACTCAGTTCGCTGACTCTACAGTAGGTGAGAATAAAGCCGTGCTTATATCGCAGTACAAGGAGTATTGGGAGCAGAAGAATATGGAGGTAATGCGGAATAAACTTATCAAAAGTATTCTCACGGTCGGGGATGGTGCGGTACTATTTTATAAGAAAAAGAACATACTTAATTGGAAGGTTCTGTCATTTCTCGACAAGGAACAAATCTATGTCAAAAATGACAAGTTCGGAGACATGCAGTATTTCGCCCGATATTATTCTCAGAACAATGGTGGAACAATTACAAGTTATTGCGATATTCTTGACGATACAGATTATACAACCTTTGTTAACGCAGAAGGCGGCTGGAACATATTGGAGTCGAGTCCCCATGGATTTTTAAAGATTCCCGTAGTGTACCACTTGCGAAAAGAGGGTGCGTTTTGGACTCCGGCTCAGGAATTAATCGACGACTTAGAAGTAATGATGTCTCGACTCTCTGAGGATAATAGGACGAAATCAAAAGCACGATTATATATAAAAACAAATGACCCCGATACAGTCAAAACTAAATCTGTCGGAGGAACAGACCTGATTGTTACAGGAGAAGGCGGTGATGTAAAATTGCTTTCAGGCGCAGACATTTCAACTCAGTTCAAATATGAATATGAAATGCTTAGCGACGAAATTGAAAAAGTACTTGGATTCGCATTTCCAAAACATAAATCGTCAGGAGATATGCCTACCACCTCAATGAAATTAATGTTCTACCCAACCGAACGTATTGTACTTCAATTGATTGTAGACTTTGCTGAGATGATGGATGAAATTAACGATCTGTTTAAATTTGGAATGATGGCAGAACACCCTGAAATTATGAGTCAACTTTTAGCTTTGAAAGTCTCGGCTACAATCAAATTATTTACGCCACAGGACGATGCCTCTATATCTCAGATGGTTGGACAAGCACTGACATACGGACAGATAAGTGTACAAACTGCTTCTGAGAATACTCCCGTTGCTGCAAATGACGAGTTTAAAAGGATACAGGACGAAGAAGCCGATGCTGCCGCCAAGGAAATCGCAGCCAACATTCAGATAGCAAAAGCCACACCAGCGACAGTGCCTAACGATGCGACACCTGCTCCTGCTTCAACTAAAACCGCTAAGCCATGATTCCAATAAAGCCCGATAAAATTAAGAAAGTAGCTTCCCGAATAATCAAAAGCGGGGACGAGGATTACGACATAATCAGGCGTATGACCTGCGATCTCTATATTTCCTGTCAGAACATGGTAGCAGCCTACGATATATTTCGTAGGGCTACGATGGGGGATGAATATGGAAAGATAGCCTCTGCCAATTCAAGTGCGAGTACATGGTTCGCTAAGCCGGAGAATCAGAGTTACATTTCAATGCGTAAAGCTGAGATTTACAAGGTTGGATTTGACGAGTATTGCAAAATGAAGAATATCGAACATGCCGACTTCAAAGCGATTGAGGATAAAAAATATGAAGAACTTGCCGACCGGACTCCCGCCCAAATTAGACGAGATAATCAAATCGTATTGCAGAAAATCATAGACGAGTCAGTGGACGATATAACTGTCCTATCTGCTACTAAGCAGCTCATGGATTTGAATGATGCTAAGTATAAGGACAAAGGAATAGAATTGTCTGATACAGATAAACTTGTGCATTTTTATCTTCCTGCGCCTCTTTGTTCTGATTGTCCAAACAAGTGCGAAATCGAGAATCAGTTTAAGGATTTACCTGACATAGATTTAGAATTAGAGGAATAAAAAGAAAGCCTATCAAAATTAATTGATAGGCTTTTTTATTTCTAATTAAATCAAAATGTATTTTTTATTATTCGTATAGATATACGTGCAGGTAATTCCTATATGGTTCATTTACCTTGATTGAGGCAAGCGGCTCTTTTAAGTATTTACTATCTGCCTTTTGTACCTGCCAACCAACATCTCTGTGTTTCAACAGATTTTGGCTGTAGTTAGCCGGACTTTGTTTAATAAAAATGAATTGAGTTGATGTCTGTATCGGCTGAGCTACAATGTAGTTGACTACCGGATTTAACAGGTTTTGAGTGGCGATAAATTCGATTGCCTGACCATGTTCCGCTAACACGAATCGGTCACGTTCAAATTTCTGTTTACCGCCATTTTCAAAAGCGGATGCTGTTACGAACAGCAGACTTGCAATGCAAATCAATAGAAAACTTTTCATAAATGAATACTTTTAAATTAATACTATGTGAATAGATTGCAAAGGTAAATGAAATATGTGGTCATAAAACTACTTAATAAAAATAGTACTGATTATTTTAAAAGCAAAATGCCGGACTTTCACAAGCTCGGCATTCATATAAAATAAACCTTAATACAAAAAATGAACACAAAAAAAAAATAAGAATACAAGTAAATGTAGTTTTCGACTTTTCGGTCGTTTATCTGCGAGCCTCCTATCCGGTTGTACTTCTCGGAAATAAATGCCAAATGCACTTGACACTTACTTTCAAAGGCTCTTTCTTTTATAGTTTGTGGAGACGATAGGGATCGAACCTATAATCTTTGCGGCAACAAGCCACCTGCTCTGCCTGTTGAGCTACACCCCCGATCATTGAGCCACAAAGATAGATTATAAATGTGGTTATATCGCTATCTTTTGAAAATAATTATAAGTATTTTGCAATAGCTTCCAAAAATCCGTCAAACGTCCTTGCCAAGAAATAGACACCTCCGGCAGCAGTAATTTGAGCCTGTACAGCTTTTTGGACATCACTTTGTTTGTCCTTGCCGAATTTAACTTCGATTGACACACTTCTCCCGTTGACTACTGCGTTTATATCTGCCATCCCGTTAGTACTACCACTTTTGATGTACCTGCCCTGTGCGACGCTATATGTGCCCTGAGTATTAACACGGGCTGCGAAATGTCCGTGCATTGTCAGCCATGCCACAATTGATTTGGTTAGGGCATTTGCTCCGTTATCCATGAACTTCGACTTGATCTGCAATTTGATCTCAATATGCTTAGTAGAATACCACCAAAGTTGGTAATCCTTGTCTAACTGTTTAAGAGCGTCGCACTTGATATAGCGAGGCTTCTTTTTAGGAATCTTATAGACTGTAAATTCGGGGATTCCGATCTCAGCGTTTGTCATTTCTTTTCAAAATAGTAGAGAGTCGATGTACCGTGCTTTCTTGTTGTTTTTATAATGTAACCCTCTGAATCCATGACCTTTCTTAGTACTTCCAAGGTTTCCGGTTCTTTCGTTCCCACGATAGTTTGCCAGTCCATCATTCTCATGGCATTTTTAATTCCGATAAATTGAGCTTTAACTGCGTGAATGGCAGCGAGTAGACTCTGTGAAAACGCACTTGCTACTCCTTTCTGTACGATCTCGTCATAACGGTAACTTTCAATTCCGTGAAGCAAATACTGTTTAACGCATTCAAACATAAACTCATAGAAGTATTGATATTCAATAGCTCTTTCATCAACCCACTCGTCAAAGAACCGATACTTAAATTCTTCCATTGGAGTGTTCTGCTTATTGAAGTGATTTGTAAACCCAATTACAATACTTCTCCGCTTGTCTGAATCCCCGCTTAAAACGAAACCAAAGTTTCCGGTTATAATAAATTTACAGGAATCCTGGAAATTGAGGGTAACACGGGCTTTATATTTTTCCTCGGACGAGAAATTTCCTGTGACCATGTTATACAAAACGTCCTGATTGAAGTTCTTCGGAATATCGTCGATGCAGACAATATCATGCTCAGCCTTTACTCCCTGAAATTTGAATTTATCTTTCGAATTGAAATTCTTACCATCTTCCCAGTGAGTCAATCTAAGCTCTTTTAAGGAGTCGAAGGCGATCAGCGACTTTCCCGTACCTCCCATTGCATTAGGGTTGTCCAAGTGATCGGAATCGGCAAACATTATCATTTTAGCGTTCGACTTGTCCTTGTATGTGTGAATCATATAACCAAGAGTTCGCATAAGGTATGAAAGCCCCTCTGCTCCGACCGCCTTTTCGCAAAACTGATACCATGCGCCCTGTTTAAAGTCCCCGCAATTCAGATCAACTGTTTTATGGATGATCTTCTCGTTTAAGATGCAGGTTTTCCCTACCAAAATCTCATTGTATGGATTAAGTTTGACGCCAAATCTATT